ACGCGCTGCAAGATCACCATCAACGGCGTCCAGCGCCCTTTCCCATGGAGTCGAAGACGAGGCTGGGAGCAGCGACACCGTCCATTGCGGCTCAAAGACGGCTGTCCACCACATCACCGCACCTCAATCGTTACGTTCACCACGCTTACCGTCGCCAGTTCGTTGTGCCCCGGCGTGATATCCGTCGTCGGGTGCAGGAGCTCTACCTCCTCAACCACTGGCAGTCCGTCCGGGCCAGCAACGTGAAGCGCGGCGATGATGCCGGACATTGGGACTTCAGTCGCGATGCTGCGCCGAGCGGCAAGGTAGGCGTTCAAGCGCGTGATAGCAGTCTGCCGAATAGTCTCCGGATCTGGGCCAGGGCGAACATAGAGCTTGGCGCTGACGTAGAAGGTGACGGGGCGTGACGCCTCAACAATGACACGCGCGCCGAGCGGACGAATAGACTGTTCATCGCGAACCGGTCTGGTTGCAACCGCACCCGTCGAATACCGCACTTCCGCCGCATCGAGACGAGCCGCAACACTATCAACCTGCCCTATCGTCGGGACGCCCGAAGCCGCGTAAGCCTGGAGCACCACCAGGACTTCACCCGGCTCAACGATACCTGTCTCAGGACCATAAACAGCGGCCGCCGCAATCTGAGGGTGAGCCTCACGAGCATGGAAGACATAGGCGCCGGCAGGACCGGCAACAGACAAGGCCTCCCACGCCATCCGCGCTTGTAGACGGAGGCTTTCGTCATCCTCCCACCATGCTCTTGTCGTTCCATCCCATGTCCAAAGCGGCGGGACCGTGTTCGGACGGAGCGGCTCTGCGTTGCCGGCCTGGTTGCCCGCGTAGGGAATGGAGCGCCGGACGACGCCGTAATCGTTTGCCCGCAGTTCCAGCCAGATGCCAGTTGCAGAGCCAAGGTAGCTTTGGGCGACTGCGTCATCGATGGCCTGTCGACGCAACTCATCCCGATAGGTAGCAAGCCGGGAGAGGACCACACCAGGTGTGCCGTTGACGCTCCTGACGTCCCAATCAATGCCAGCGGCCGCGAACTCTTCTGCAGCCTTCGTCAGCGTCTGATCAAGTAGCGTCTGATACGGCACAGCCGCCAGTGATGGAGGGCGGCCGAGCCGAAGCAGTTCGGGCGCGGCGAAGCGTCCCGCTGATAGAGCAGTAGCCATGGAACCTCACAAGATGGTCATGCTGCGAGGCGAACGCCCGAGCCGGGGTTGATGGTGAAGCCGACAACCCGCTCAACAGTGAAGTCGCCAAGGTGCCCGCGTGGCCGATAATCAGCCTCGATGGTGAGGCCGGCACGTCCCGCCCGAATTTCCTCTACCGAGCCTGTCGGAAGAATGCGGCGAACCGCAAGCCGCGGCTCCCAAAGATCGATGGCCGTGGCAATTAACTGCTGCCATGCCGAAAATAGCGACGGCGTAATGGCGCGGCCCAGCAACTCCCATACACCGCTCCCGAACTCCCGTAGCATAAGAATGCTGGATAGCCGTGTGGTGAGAATGATTTCGACGCTCTGGTAGGTGGAGGCAAGATTATCGATCACCGCCCCCGTGCGCCGATCAATGTCAGCCATCGTTCTGTCCGGCCTTATCGGCCTTCTTTGCCCAGGAAGCAGGCTCCGGCTTGTCTGCCGGCGCAATGCGATCGAGGCCCAGGTCATAGGCCGCTTCCGCAGCCGTCAAAGCGACAGTCTTCGCGTTGCCGACGCGCTTCCCGTTGATCCACGGCACGCCAGGCTTGACCCGGTACTCCTTCTTGTCAGAGGCAGCAGCCCGCTGCTCGCCAGCGTTAGCCGGCAAGGTGTTCTTCGCCATGATCTTTCTCCTGGTCTAGTTGGACGGAACGTCCGTGTCTGCTCCACCCGGCTCGACGCCACCATGGATATGGCTGGAACCGATGTTTTTGCCGTCGTGCTCGACGCGGCCACCTGTCACTGACACTCCAGCGCCGCTGATCGTCATCGTCACACCGTCGGCTTCGACCCTCAGCGCGCCGTTGGCCACCGATACGCGGACACCCGCATCGTCGAAGACGTTGGCATTCATGTCGTTTTTCGGGCTTGCGTGTTCATCAGAATAACCGCCGCGGAACATAACGCCCTGGCGAGGATCCCCGCTCGGGTTGATGACGCCGACGATCTGATTGAGCTTCAGCGGAACGCTGGTTTTCCCCGTCTCCGGATGTGGATACCACGGCGACAGAAACGGCTCCTCATCGGTACCGCCGAGGCGAAGCCGATAGCCCTTCTCTGCATCAAGTGCGGCAACTGGCCCAACCTTCAGCGAATTGCCGAAGGCCGTCTTTAGCATCTCCACGTCCAGGCGTAGTGCTATGAAGTCAGCGATCATTAGTCCGTCACCGTCACCGGATCGGATCCGTCGACTTCGATCGTTCCGGCCTCCATTTCGGGCGTGGCGCGGTCTTCATCCTGAGCTAGCGGCCCATGGCCCAGCGCCAGAAGTTCATCTGCCGTCATGCCATGGCGACGCTGCAGTATCTCCCATGGCTCATAAGTACCGCTGATCGCGCTCCTGAGCTTTGATGCCTGCTCAGCATGATCAGGATTACCATCCGCCTCCAATGCCTCGATGAGCCGAAGGAAAGCACTGGTCGCAGCGAGAGGTTCACCCCTAACCGGATCGTCGGCCAGATCGACTGTCAGCCGCATCTGGTGGCCCGCGAGCTTCTGCCCATCATCCGTGTTCCGAGCGCCAGCGAACTCGATCTTCAGCACGCGGTAGTGCAGGCCGCGGTAGATTTCCGCCCAGGGATTATCTGGATCAGTCAGAGCGTCCCGGATCTGACGCTGCACGACGTCGAGGAAGAACTCTCTACTGCTATCGGTCGCCGGAATGTTGATCCCGATCATCACCGTCTCGCTGGTGACAGGATCCGTCTGGAACATCGCCGATGAGACGCCCATCTCGAAGATGATGTCACAGGCCCCGTTCTCAGTCAGGGACCGCCCCGTGATGTTCTCCGCCTTGCCCTGATCTGTGAAGATCGCAATGAACGGTTTCTCTTTGTCCGTCCGCAGCGTACCGTCGGCCTGAATATCCAGCGCACCATTTGGGCTGTCGAGCACATTGGCGCCGACCAGTGTGCGGCCCTTTAGAGCTTCGACCGCAGCGATCCGAAGTGCGATACGAGTGAGGCTCATTTCTCGCTCAGCTCCAGAACAAGGCGATTGTCACCACGATCATCGACGCGAGAGACCTCAAACCATGGTTCACCAGGTCGAGAGAGCGCCTTAACGGCATCGCCAGCGAATATTTTGAGGGCCGGATAAGTTACGCGATCGATGTGAAGCTCAGCTTTGCCGGCGGCCAGTTTGGTCCGCCAGGATGAGCCCCGGCCGCCGGAAACGCTTGTCTCTTTGCCGCCGCCAACCCGCAGAACAGCCTCGATCTCGACGGCCGCGCGATCTGGATCAACTCTCCCATCCTTCAGGAAAGAGAGTTTCACCGGCTCGGCGAACGCCTTATCGACCGCCGCGACCACACGGTCGCGGAGTTCGTGAAAGTTGGCGGCGACGGGCATTGGTCAGTCTTTCAGCTTTGCAAGATTTGCCTGAGCAGCTTCCAGCGTCTTCTGCGCCTCGGCTTTCTTGGCGAGATCCTCACCCGCAGCGGAAACGTCGGCCTCGGCATCGGCGACCGCCTGCTCGGCTGCAGCGATTTCCGCAGCCGTTGGCTTATCAACCTTCTTCGCCGGCTTTCCGCTCTTGCGGGTCGCCGTTCGCTGCTCCTCGATGCCACCAGCAGCGCGGATGGCATCCACTTCCTTGGCCGGCAGGCTGTCCGGCAGCTCCTCACCCGAACGCACTACGCCTTTGGAGGTCAGGAGCTTCTTCTTCGCGATGTCAGCCATTTTAAACCACCTTTGCCTTGATGACGGCGTTCGGGCGGCCCGGAATCATCAGGGGCGCCGACTGCGACATGATCTGCTCGCCGGAAGGATCTTCCTCTTCCCAGGTCTTGGGGAAGATATCGATCGGCTGCAGACCAGCCTTCTTATCCTGGATGGCACCGAAGGCGCGGATGCCCTCGACGCCGCCCGTCCCATCGACCTCGGACGGCGCGGCCGTCATGATGATATCGGTGGCATTTAGCGCCCGGCTGATGGTGCCGTCCTGGTCCTTGAACCGGCCGGCATAGACATAGAGCGAGAACTCGCCCCACTTGCCGACAAAGCGGGCGTTCTGCTGAGCGACCTGCGGCTGCAGATCCGGCACGTTGCTGATGCCGCGGCGAAGCTCGGCGTCCTTCAGAACGCCTTCATTCTTCCGGAAGAGCTTCCAGATCTCGGGTGCCATGACGATGTCGGTACCGGCGTAACCCGTCTGTTCCAGAAGCTGGTCCGACCAGTCTTCCACCATGCCGCCGATGTCGGCAGCGACGTTCGACCAGATGTTGCCGGCGCCCGAAACGATGATGTCGTTATCGGCGTCGCGTCCGAAGTCGACTTCGACTTCTGGATAATCCTCGCCCTTCACCGTGACCTTCCCATCGATCACGGCCTTGGCAGCCATCCATTCCCAGCGAGCGTAGATCTGCCGCTTCTGCAGTTCGAGGAGCCGGATGATCTCCCGATCCATGCGGTCCTGCGGGCTCAAGTCCCCGAGCAGCCCCTCACCCGGGAGGCGGCGCACGAAGTCGCCGGGCTTGATGAAGTGCTTCGGCTTAACATAGGCCGGCGTGAAGATTTTCGCCTGGAAGCCAGAACGCTTTTGCGGCTTTGCCTGCACGATCGGCGACACGAAGGGCGCCATGACAGGCAGACCTTCGAGAACCTCGTCGAAGACGATGTGCTCGTGCACCGAATAGAAGGGCGATGCGCGGAAATACCGGTCGAGGAAGAAGGTCGGCGCGACCTGTCGCGTCTGGATGACGCCGATCAGATCGGCAGTATCGTAGAGAGTTTCCATCAGTTTGGACTCCGATCTGAGGGGTTAGGAGGCAGCGCCCCATTTGCGAGCGATGATGCCAACCTCGCGAAGCTCGGTCTTGACATCGGCGAGAGTGGCGGCGCCGATCTTCAGCGCATCCTCATTGAAGTCGCCTTCGACGTAGACGGCGAGGTCGGCATTGGCCCCGAGCGTGCAATCGAACGGCATGACAGCGCGGGCAACGGCGTCCGCGACGGACAGCTTGCCGTAGAGGTTGGCCACCAGGCCAAGCACCTCGCCCCGCTCGTAGGTACCGGCGGCGACAGGAACCGGCATGGTGCGGATGTTGCCCGAATGCAGATCATCAGGCCCAGGGATCGCATTGTTGAGGGAAGAGCTTGCCATGTTACCGGCCTCCTGTTTCCTTGGTGGCAAGTGCGGTCAAACGGCCGGTCGTCGCCTTGGGTTGATCGGTCGCACCAAGTGCATCTGTGGTTTCAGATGCTGCCTTGAGGCGGTTCGCGAGAGACGCCGTAGCGGGCGCTGCGGCGCTGACATTCGAGGTGACAAAGGCAACGACGTCCTCAGCCGACATGGCTGGTGACTTGACCGCCAGGTCGATTGCTGCTGACAGACGGCTTGCATCTCCCTTGATGCCTTCCGTCGACACGATAGCGGCTATGCGATCGTTCGCCGCCTTGGTCCCGTCGGCCATTCCCTTCGCAGACGCGGCCTTGACCGCCGCGTCGTGTGCAGTTTGGGAGATGCCCGCGGTTGTTTCCGGCGCGGGCTGATCATGCGTGTCCATGGAGGTTCTCCTGTTTTGGACGGTGGTGCGCCCAGCGGCGCGGGTGAGCTCCGAAAGAACGCTCTCGAATGATCCAACGCGATCGGCAACGCCGGC